TAGACGTAAATCTTATTGTGCAAGATCAGCAGGTCAGATGAAAAGATTTCCTAAAGCTGCTAAAGATCCTAACTCAAGATTAAGACAAGCAAGAAGAAGATGGAGATGCTAGATAAAATTATATATAAATTTATTGGTTGGATAGATACTTTAAATGAAAAACTCAATGATGTTTTAACTATGGACTTTACCAATTTTAGTAAGAGAAATAAAAAGTGTAAGTGTGGTAATAAAAAAAACTTGGAATAAAAACAGACATAGGGAGTTTGTCTGTGGATATTGCACATGGTGTAAAAAAGAACTATTGAATACTATGGGTGGATGGATTATAACTGCAAGTAAGAAGTATTTTTGCCATGATGGTAAAGATGGTTCTTGTTTTGATAAATATTGTAACTTAAAAAAGGAGAAACAATGCCAGGACACTATGGAAAAAAAATGAAGAAACCAATGGGTAAGAAAAAGAAAATGGATAAGAAAAAAAAGAAAGGTAAAAAATAATGCCAGGTAAAGGTAAAAAAAAATATAGTAAAAAACAAATGAAGATTGCTCGTGTTGCTGAACCTAGAGATAGGATCACAGGAGCTGACTTTAGAAAATTAAAACAAAGTAAGAGAAGAAGAAATGGCTAAACTTTGTGCAAGAGGTAAAGCTGCTGCCAAGCGTAAGTTTAAAGTATATCCATCAGCGTATGCAAATATGTACGCTGCTGGTGTATGTAGTGGCAGAATAAAACCTAAAAGTGCAAAAAGAAAAAAAAGAAAGTAATGTCAAAAGGTTTAAGATCTTGGGTACAAGCTAACTGGGTAGACATTGCTAATCCAAAGAAAGGTGGTGGCTTTCCTAAATGTGGCAGAAGTAAGGGAGAGAAAAGAAGAAACTATCCTAAGTGTGTACCTGCTGCAAAAGCTAGAGCTATGTCTCCAAGTCAAAGACGTGCTGCTGTATCAAGAAAGAAAACTGCTGAGAGTAGAGGAAGATCAGGTAAGAAACCAAACTACGCTAGGACTTAGTTAGTTCGTCAAACTCTTGCCATATTGTTTGATTGTCATACCAATAATGTTCTCTTCTTTGTTTCATTTGTACAGAGTTTAAAACTGTTGTATGATCTTGTCCAAAAATTTTACCTATCTCTGTTAAACTCATCTTATATTTTTCATTAAGTATATTATGAATAATATTTCTTGATCGAACAATATCTCTAGTTCTTGTTTTAGTAAATAATTCTTTCTTACTTACTTCATACTTAATACAAACTTTATTAATCACAGAGTCTATCTCTGATTGTCTAGGTTTTCTAAACTGATAACCAATTATTTTTCTCTCTGTGCTGATAGGTAGTATGTGTGTTTGTTTAATTACATTAATATGATTTGACATCTTTTGTTGTGCTAACTCAAACCCAACTTTAAAACCTTCTTCATAAAGTTTAAATTCTCTTTCAGACAATAAATAAAAAGCAATCTTATGTTTGTAAATAAAATCATTGTTGTTTATTTTTTTTATATGTTTTTGAAACTCTTGTTTTATTAAGGTCATAGAACCCCTATAGTTTTTTTTGTTTTTTTCAATCCTTGCGTTAATACTTATCGCATTAACATTTCTTTAGCTCTTTCAACTTTCCAAATTAATCTAAAGCTATCTCTTTTTAACTTGTTAGCTTTAGCCATTGCTGCAAGATATGCCTCATGCTTTTTGCTTTGGAGATCCTGCAACCTCTGGAACTTCTGTTTTAGCTTTTCCATCTTTCTCCTGTTTCACTTTGGTGAAGTCAATTTTAATTCCAGTAACTTCACATTCTACATACTCTCCCTGTGCGTTAGGATCAGCAGCTTTCTTAACTTCATCAAATCTTTCAACCAACTGAAAGTTAGCTTCGCCAGATTTAATTCTTAAATACTTAACCATTTTTATCTCTTTTGTCTATATCTTTTTTGTGTAGGTCAAAGGTCATATCATTATAGATAGATAGGTCGTGATAGTTATCTGCCTTATAACCCTTGGTACTCCTGAATAATTTAAGTGTCATCATTAGTTGACCTACTTGGTATGGCTTTAATTTTTTTTTTAAATTGGGTGCTAATATTAAGGTAAAAAGCTCTGCAAGTATAGTAAAATTGTATTCGTAATCGCCATATTCTTTTTGACGATCTGCTACAATCTTCTTTTTAATCTCTTTGTCTATGTCTGTAATTTTCATATTGTTTTAAAGGCATGGCAGAAGAAAACAAATAAAGAGGGAGCATTGCCATAGAAAGGGAAGGCAACATGATTCGCTGCTCTGAAAAAAACTTCCGCCACACCATTCAACCACAAAATCTAAATTAGTATTTGTAGTTAGGTTTGTTATAACCTGATCCT